TATCAACAAAATTTTTTACAACTTTATTTTAAGGGTTAAAAAAAGGAGAGGTTTCCCCCTCCCATAATTAATTAGAATGAATATGGCGTTTCTGATTTTCTATAGTAACCATACACCATTCTTTCATTAGGATATCCACGATGTTTCCGTTGAGGATTGTAGGTGTCGTTAATTACTCCATCAATCATTGTGGTAAGGTGTCTCGATACTGAACATATAAGTCTACCTTTAGGTAATTCACTTGCATCTAAATGAACTTTCTCAGATTGCCCTATTTTATTACAAGTTACCCATTCCCATCCTAGACTTTCAAGATAAGGTTTATAAACCTCCTTGTAAACTCCATTTCTCGGACTGGTTGACCTTAAAGAGCCTGATTTTGCTTTTCTCATAGCTTTAGCAACTCTGTCGTTTTTTGTTAAAGAATAATCTTCAGCCCATTTAGCTAAATCATTATAAACCTCCTGATAAGGTTTTGCTGTTGCTATTGCTATAGCTCTAGTAACACAGTCTCCTGTTTTACCTTTATATTTAGAAAGCTCTCTGCCTCCGTCATTGTATTTAAAATCTGTCATTCTTGGTTAGATTTAATATTGACTTCGTTGTCAACTTTGTAAAGGTAACAATAATATTTGAATAATCAACAAAAAATTTTAAAACTATTTTATAGCGTACTTCCCAAAGTTAGGTCTAGACAATAAAGAATAGGTTGCATATCTGCAAGGATCAATGATATGGTTGTGTTTATCTTCAGGGGTATTTATGAGCTTACCAGTTCTGTCTTCCTGCCATTTGTAATTTCTAAACTCTGATATAGCATTTTCTGAAGTTGATAGTATATGAATCTTGTATCTCTTTAATAAATCAATTCCTGCATTTACTGAATCTTTTCCTTTTAAGCTGGGTTGTATTGTGTGTCCCATTCTCCTCAACTCATCAATCAATCTTGGTTCAGCACTATCAGCGTATATAGGTTTCCTTTCTAATTGCTCTTTCTTTAAAAAATTGTTTATGTCTGCTGTTGTCATTTGAGTCCTGTACAAATGTTCTTTGACATACAGGTCGTGTTCTTTTATGTATATTGAAACTAAGGTTGAGGGATCGTTTGTGTAACCAAAATCCATTCCATAAGCTACAAGGTTTGCGGTAGGTGGTATAGAACTGCATTCTTGATATCTAAATATTGTACTTCTACTTGCTGACCTTTCACCCAGTCCGTAGATTTGCCAATACTGGTCATCTGTATACTTGAGTCTTTCAATCTCTGCTCTTATTGTATCCTCTAAGAAGGGGTTGTCTAGGTAGGTTGTTTTAAAGAATGCACAATCATCTCTAGTAATTACCTTGTCATATATCCAATGATACTCGTCTGATGGATTAAAGTCAATGATAATCTTTTCCTGTGTTCTAAATATAAGTTGTTGCCAGTCCTCCCAAAACAATTCATTGCCCTCATTAATAAAAAGCAAGTCCCTTTTCCTTCCTCTAATTTTTTGTGATTGATCAAGAGATGTGAACTCTATCAAGTTTCCAAATAGGTTGTATTCAGAATTTGACTTGTTATGATACTCTTCTCTATAAAGGTCATTCTCTCTAAGAATTGTAAGAAAGTCTCTTAGAACAGTCGAGCGAAGGCTAGGGAAGGTCTTTCGGCATATAGTTATTATCTTGTTTTGATTTGTTGTGCAATACTTAAATATTATATACAAAAGTATGTTATAAGTTTTACCTGAGCGAGTACCACCTTGCTCTACTATAATCTTCTTGTCACTATTGACTAGATGCTTATAGACTATATTAGTCTGAATCTTCGGTTTTATCAATTATCTCAATTTGGAAATTAGTAGGCATACCTTCTGCTCCAGTTATTTCTTGCCTCTCAATATAACCTCTTTTTTTACCTTTGGTCTTTAGATAAAATATTGTAGCTGCTGTTGAATTATCTGATATCTGTTTGTGTAGCTGGCTCTCTGCAAAGTCTAAAGCTATATTCTCTATATCCTTTACTTGTTCAGCAAAATCTTCATCCTCTTTAAGCCACTTATAAAATGTGCTTCTAGGTACATCTGCTTTCTTACAAGCAACAGTAACAACCCCTAGACTTTGCTCTAATGCTTTTAAAAGGCTTTCCTTTTTTATGTGTCTACTTTTGTTCATACTTTTTGCCATTTACTTCAACAATTAATGAAGAATCTAACTTTAACATTCTGTCTATTATGACTTGACAATACTTCGCATCAAGTTCCATTCCGTAACATTTTCTTTTGAGTTGGTGTGCCGCTACCATTGTTGAGCCACTACCTAAAAAAAAATCAGATATAAGATTTGATTTATCACAAAATTTATTTACTGACCAAGATATTAAATCAACAGGTTTTTGAGTCGGATGAACTCTATTTATTTTTTCAGATGCTTTTGTATATTGCCTAACTACACTTCTTGCGTTTGACCAAGCAAGTTCACAATCTGTTTGATCGCTTTGCCCATTATTTTTATCCCAAACAATCCAACACTCTGAATCAGGTAAGCAACTTGAATAATAATTTGCACCCCACCAAATATGAATTGCTTTTGGGAATAAAGAATAAATTAAATTAAATGAATCTTTTGCGGCATCTGTATTATCATCACCAAGTATGTCTGAATTATAATTTTTACTTAAAACACCGCTTTTTGAAACTGCATTCATTCCATAAGGAGGATCGGTAAATACCATATCTGCCTTCTCTCCATTCATTAGCTTTGCCACCTGATCACTATCCGTTGAGTCTCCACAGAGTAATCGATGTTCTCCTATGGTTATTAAATCGCCAAGTTGTATTTTGGTTTGAATGTCGCTTGGTGCTTCGTAGTTGTCTTCTTCTGCCTCTAGTACCTCATCTTCAAAAGGAAAACCTTCAAGTCCCCATTCTTTTAATTCTTCAGGATTCCATTCATTGGCTAATATCTCCCAGTCCCATTCACCAAAACCTATGTTGTCTTTTATTATAAATTGTTCTTTTTGATGATCTGACCAGTCATCTACTACATCAATCCAAATATCTTTAAGCCCAGCCTCTTTACAGGCTTTTAAGCGCATATTACCACCTAAGACTATCATTGCTTCATCTACAACAATTGGTCGCTTTTCAAGCATTTCAGGAAAATCCTTAATGCTTTTTACTAGTTGTTTAAACTTATAATCTTTTATAAGTCTTGGATTGTTTGGATTTGAAAGAACCTTATTAATATTAATTTTCTCAATCATAACTATATAACGTAATTAATTAAACAATTTCTTTCTCGTTGTATTTCCATTCAAAGCTCTTGACTAAATTTCTGACAAATGTTAATGCTTCTTCCTCTCTGTGTTTAGGTATTCTTTTAACCAGTTTAACCAATGGAAGGTCTAATTGCGATTGTAGCTTTTCGCATCTATCTTCTAGGTACTCAACTTTGTTTATCTCATCAATGTGGATGTCATCTTTGAATGTAAAGATGTTTTCTAGTCTAGCTAAGTTTTTGTTGAATTTTTTATTTGATGGATAGGTGTTTACAGAATTAATGACTGTGGCGTGTGTGATGTGTTTACCATTATCCTGAAAGAAGTATGCAATACTTGTCCATCTCATTTTTAGTTTTGACCTAAGTAAATGACATAGCAAAGACCTTACCTCTATGACGTTTCTTCTTCTTGTGTTTTCAAATACGTTTAAACCAGTAAGTTCTTCAATCTTCTTAGCTAACTCTATAGGTTTTATAATTGTGTTCATTGTGTTCTTAATTTTAATAAGTGATAACATTCTGTGTATTTTTGTCTTGCCTTGCCTTTGTATTCTTGTATGAATAGCTCATAAAGTTTTCTTGTGTATTGATACTTTGTCTTGCAACCATCATAATACTTCTTTGCAAACGCCCTACCCCTACCTAAAAAATAATTAACATTGTCTGCCGTATCACCGCTTATCATTTGTTCATAGAAGTTGTACATAGCTTGTTGTTCTGTTATGTCAAGAACTTCCCTGTGTTTATAATGGTAGTTGAAAATCAGAGCTGGGAATTGCCTGTAGTCTTTGTCTATTGATACAATCATTACATTCTCTCTGCCTATGTCCTGAGAAATCTCATACCAGTATCTAGCAACAATGTCATCTGTCTCTATACCGAATGCTTGTATTCCGTTGTAGTTGTCGAACACGTATTGGTGCATCTCATTTAGTAGGGGGGGAATGTTAATCTTCTTTCTGTTGGCTTTGTATTTTTTTGTGATTATCTTCCT